CGACGCTGGCGCGGCGGGGGAAGAAGGCGCTGAAGGACGACTGCATGCCGATGGCGATCCGTGCCAAGCCGGAGCAGGTGAACGAGGTATGGTTCGGAGACCACCACCAGATGGACTGCTTCGTGCTGGACGAGGAGGGCAAGGCGGTACGTCCGTGGCTGACGATGTGGTACGACGCAGCGTCGGGGTTCCCTGTTGGCTGGGTGCTGTGCAAGAAGCCGAACACGCAGACGATCATCGCTGCGTTCAACAACGCGGTGCTGTACAAGAAGGCCAGCCCAAGCCACGGGCTGCCGCGGATGGTGTATGTGGATAACGGCAAGGACTACCGGGGGAAGCTGTTCGAGACGGGATACCAGACGGAGGTGAGCCTGGGGCGGCTGAACGGGTCCATCGACACGTGCTCAGTGCTGCAGCTGCTGCATATCGAGGTGACCCACGCGCTGCCCTACCAGGGCTGGTCGAAGCCGGTGGAGCGGTTTTTCGGGACCATCGAGAACCTGTACATCCGGGAGGCCCCTGGCTGGTGCGGGGACAGCCCGGAGGAGCGGCCGGAGGACTTCAGCCGCCAGCTGCGTCTGGCGTGGGAGCAGGGGCGGCTGTGGACGATGGACCAGTTGTTCGAGTTCCTGCGGGACACGGTGATCCCGGCGTACTGGAGCCGGCCCCACGAGGGGTACGGCGGGCGGAGACCGCTGGAGCTGTATGAGAGCCTGCCCCGGGCGCGGGAGGACGAGCCCAGCGCGGAGCTGCTTGGGGTGCTGAAGAACAAGAAGCAGACCCGGAAGATCGGCCAGCAGGGCGTCCGGCTGAAGAATGAAGTGTACTGGGACGACGCCATGATCGGCCACGCGGGCGAGGAGGTAACGGTGCTGTACGACGAGGAGGACCTGAGCACCATCACGGTGATCCTGAAGGGACGGACGCTGTGCGAGGCATCGGTCCACGAACGGATGCAGATGGTGGGCGAGGACCCGGAGGTGGTGGCGGCGCACCTGGCAAAGCAGAAGGGATACGTCAAGGGTGTGGCGGAGCGGATCAAGCGGGCCAGCCGGTACCAGTTCGCCCTGGAGGTGGACGAGAAGCGGAGCCGGGGGACCTACACGACGCTGGAATACGAGAAGGCGGCCCGGGGCCGTAAGGCGAAGCGGGCGGAGCTGGCGGAGCCGAAGGACGAGGGCCCGGATCTCATGCGGGAGAAGCTGCGGGCCAGCGGGGATATGGTGCTGCGGCGGCTGCATGAGAGGCAATAATGCGCGTCATCCTTGTCAAAAAAACGGAGGAGGGAATCAGATGTTGAACGTGGCGAGAGCGGTCCGGCCTCCTGCGCCGGGGGTGCTGGACGCGGAATGGAGAGCTGTCGGGACGCCGCTGCGGCTGCGGGATCACCCGCGGAACGTGCGGGCGGAGGTCCAGCAGCGGACGCGGGCCCGGCGGAAGATCTTCCAAAGGGTATGCTCATGCTTGATGGGACTATCCTTTCTGCTACTGATCGGGTTCACGGGCGGCGTGGAGCAGGGCGGGGACCTGGTGGCGGGGGCCATCGGTATGGGGCTGAGCTTGGCCGGCTTTGCCCTGTTCGGGACGCTGGCCGGGATCGTCCAGTGGTAGGAGGCGGAGAGGATGGGCAAAAGGAGCCAGACGGGCAGTTTTATCTATAACCGACTCTATCAAATGCACAAACAGCAGAAGGAACTTGCGGAGGCCATCGGTTTGCCACCATCTACCGTAAACAGCTGGATCATGCGCGGTAGGGATGTCCCCGCCCGTTATCTTGGCCCTGTCGCAGAGTTTCTTGGCGTGTCCGTGTATGAACTGCTGGGGCTGGAAGAGCCTGGCGGAGCTCAAACGAAAGGGATGAGTGGATGACAATCAATGAACGCATCTCCCAACGCCTGAAGCAGATGGGTAAACGGCAGTTTGACCTGGCAATCGCTATCAACGTGCCGGTGTCAACGTTGAATGGATGGCTGCGGCTGGGCAGGGACGTCCCCGCCCATCTCATTATCCCTATCGCAGATTTTCTGGGGATGCCCGTAAATGAGCTGCTTGGCTGGGAGGACCCGAAGCAGCGGAAGGGATAGCGCAGCGCCATCCATTGCAACAAAGGCCCAAGGCCCAGTCCCGTGGAAGCCGGGACCGCCCCCTTCGGGGGGCGCGGCGCTGACAGCCGGAACGAAAGGAGCGCTGAAAAATGGTACGAGGAAATCTGGCGGAGGAGCTGCTGAAGCTGCGGGAGGAGGAAGGGATCTCTTTCCAGGAGGCAGGGGCCCGGTCCGGGATTGCGCGGAGCACGATCAGCCAAGTGGTCAACCAGGGACTGCGGCTGAAGCCGAACCAGGAGGAAAGCCTGTGGCGTGTGATCGAGGAGGTGCGCGGGGTAAAGGAGCGGCTGGATACCGAGCCGGTGCCGCCGGTACCCACGGGCTATAAGACGGAGATAGAGCTGTACGAGACGGCGGAGTTCCGTGAGGCCATGGGCTGGTGCTCCTACGTGTACAGCAAGCGGAAGATGGGGGTTCTGGTGGGTCATCCCGGCAGCGGGAAGACCACGATCCTGCGGCATTTTGCAGCGGCACAGCCCGGCGTGCTGTATGTCGAAGCGTGGCATACGATGCGGATCGGGGACCTGCTGCGGAGCATCGGGGAAGCCATTGGGGTCAGTCTGAAGGGGACCAACTACCAGAACACCCAGGCGCTGATCGCAGGACTGCGGGACCGGGGGGACCTGCTGATCGCCATTGACGAGGCGGAGTACCTGTGCCGGAACAACGTGGATAAGTTTGAGGTGCTGCGTAAGATCTGGGACAACACGGGCACGCCGATCATCCTGTGCGAGACACCCGCGGTGGAGCGGCTGCTGACCGTCGGGCGGCACGGGGAGAACCTGGCGCAGCTGTACCGGCGGAAGGTGGAGCTGAAGCTGAACGGGATCGGGCAGGCGGAGGCACGGCGGATCCTGCAGGAGTACCGTGTGGAGGCAGACGCAGCGGCGGCCCTGGCGGCCATCGCTGCGGATGTGAAGCACGGGGGCATGGGCACGTTCGTGGAGATCCTGGAGCTATGCCTGGAGGCTGCTGAGGGAGGGCCCATCACGGCAGAGATCCTGAAGAGCGCCAAGAAGTACAAGCTGATGTATTGAGGAGGCAAACAGTATGCGTGTGGTGCTGGTAGGGTATCTGCTGGTAACGGCCCTGTTCTACTGCTACACAGGGGCCGTGTGCATTGGGAAGCGGCATGCGCCGGGGGCGGGTACACTGGGGCTTGCACTGGGCGTCCTGGGCGGCGGGCTAATCTGGGCTGCGGTTATGGGGGTGGTGTGAGATGGTAAAGCAGACGCTGGCAGAATGGCGCGCGGAAGGAATCCGTCGGTTTGGGAAGGATCCTGCAAACTGGGCGTTTCGGTGCCCGGCGTGTGGTCGTGAGTTCCGCATACAGGAGTTCCTTGAACTGGGGGCGGGACCCAACGATGCCATCCAGAACTGCATCGGGCGGTTCAACGGACACATGCGGCCACCGAATCAGGCCGACGACGGCCTGGGTTGCGACTGGGCAGCCTATGGACTTTTCCAGACACTGGGCAAGGGCCGAGTAGTCATCGCCGAAGACGGGTCTGAAGTGCCGGTATTCGACTTCGCGCCAGGGGGCGCGGCAGAATGCTGACCATCGTAGTGAAAGTAGACGCGCCGGCAGAGGACGCCCAGGGCGTCAAGGAGGACGTCGCCATCCTGCTGGAGCCGCTGGGCGACGTCCGGGTGCTGTCCGTCCGGGCAGAGACGCCGGAGCAATACCGATTTGATCTATAGGAGGAAACAGATTATGGCACGGAAACGGGTAGAAGAAGTGATCGCGGAGTTTGAGAGTTGGGACGATGTGAACCAGGCTCTGGGCACCATCGGGGACAACCAGCGGATGGTGGAGGGCTTTGAGGCGGAGATGCAGGAAAAGATCGACGCGGCGAAGGCAGAGGCGGAAGCGAAGAGCCGAATCTACCTGGAAGGAACGAAGCGGCTGGAGGCGCAGATCTGCGCCTTCGCGGAGGCCCATCGGGACGATATGGACGGAAAGAAGAGCAAGACGTTGAATTTCGGGAGCGTGGGATTCCGGAAGAGTACGCGGATCACGCTGCCGAAGGCGCCGGCGAAGCTGGCGGAGATCGTAAGGCAGCTGCTGGAGCGTGGGATGAGCGACTGTGTGAAGCAGGCGGAGCCGAAGATCGACAAGGGCATCCTGGGAAAGTACCCGCCTGCGGACATCATCGCGGTGGGGGCCGGCGTAAAGGTGCTGGACACCTTCTGGTATGAGCCGGATCGGGAGAAACTGGAGCGGAACTGAGGGCGGCGATCCGGAAGGAGGCGAAACGAATGGGCATGACCGGAGGTACCCTGACGCCAAAGCAGCTGAAGTGCATCTATGCACTGGGGCGCGCGGGGTGCATGGACAGCGAGGAGCTGCACGGGGTGGTCTACACGGCGGCGAAAAAGGAGCACGTGTCGGAGCTGACAGTGGAGGAGGCCCGGCGGGTGATCGACCGGCTGAAGCTGCTGACGGGTGAGAAGCCGAAACGGGCAGCGGACCGGGCGACCAAAGGGCAGGTGCAGCTAATCTACTCCCTGGCGGAGCGGCTGGGGTGGAGCGAGGAGCCGAAGCGGCTGACGGCCTTTTTGGAGAAGCAGTATGGGATCTCCCATCCCTCCTTCCTGGACCGGCGGAGCACGAACAGCTGCATCGCGGCTCTGAAGGCCATGGCGGCCGGGGGCCGGGGTGAGCGGAAAGGAGGCGCCTGTGGGCAAGTGGACGGATAGTCTGACCATTGAGATGCTGCCGGAGCAGTACCAGCCACTGGCTGAGATCCTGGGCGTACAGCCGCTGCTGAAGCTGGCGGAGCAGTACGGAGGCGCCAGCCTGTACATCCCCAAGGTAGAGGCGCTTGTGAAGGCGCTGCGGGACAAGCGGATCCAGAAGGAGTACAATGGCTACAACGCCAAGGAGCTGGCCCAGAAATACGAGCTGAGCGTAAACTGGGTGCTGAATATCTGCAAGGACAACCCGCTGCCGGAGCAGCAGAGCCTGTTCTGAAAGGTTATTTCTGCAAAGTACTTTGCACAACTGCTTTGACTATATAGTTTGAGCGGAGCGAATTACAATCAATCCCGTGGAAGCCGATCCGGCCTCCACGGGATTTGTCTATTCAGGAGGGGGCAGCATGGCGGAGTGGGTACAGTGGATCATCCAGGTGGTGGCGTACGGCGTTATCTGCTTCCTGCTGAAGCGTGAGCTGGGCCAGATGGACCAGCGGCATAAGGACCTGCTGGAGCAGATCAAGGCGGTGGAGCGGGAGGCGAAGGCGGACACCCAGAAGGTGGAAGAGAAGCTGGACCGCTTCATCACGGAGCTGCCGTTCAAGTATACGCTGAAGGACGACTTCGTGCGGACGGTGGCGCGCATGGAGAACAAGCTGGACAAGATCCTGGACCGGCTGAACCCGGGGGATCACCCATAGAGAAGGAGGAGTTAGGATGGCGGCCAATCTGACCGTGAACGCAAACAAGCGAATCAGGGGCAAGATCCTGATGCTGCTATACAGCGTGGCGCCCGGGCCTGTGGAGGTGCGGACGATCACCAACAGCCTGCTGGACGCGGGCAGCATCAGTGTGCCGGACCTGGCGCGGCATGTGGACTACCTGGCGGGTAAGGGCTACGTGACCGTGATCGACGAGGAGGACGCGGAGAAGCTGCTGCGGGGCCAGGTCCCCGTGGATGCGTTTCTGAAGCTGACGCCCACAGGCATCGACCTGGTGGAGGGCACCATCGAGGACCTGGGCGTAGACGTCTGACCATGGGGGAGCAGAGAGAGCGCCAGCGGATCAAGTCCCGAGTGGACGAGTTCCCGGATGAGATCCGGGCCCAGCTGGACGGGATGCTGGCGGATGTGAATTACACGTACCAGGAGATCGCGGACACTCTGACCGAGCAGGGCTATGAGATCAGCCGGAGCGCGGTGGGGCGGTATGCCATGCGGCACAACAGTGCTGCGCGGCGGCTGAAGGAAGCGCGGGAACAGACGACCGCCCTGCTGCAGCAAATCCGTGAGAACCAGGACGTAGAGAGCACGGAGCTGGCGTCGGCCATCCTGATCGACGGGCTGACGCGGCGGATCGCCACGGCGGAGGAGGACTTCGACGCCCTGCCGCTGGACAAGGCGGGAAGGCTGCTGGTACAGCTGCAGCGGAGCACGATCTACAAGGAGCGGTGGCGGAAGGAACGTCTGGCCGCCATCGAGTCGGTAGAGCGGAATGTGAAGGCGCGGATGCGCCAGATGGTGCAGGACGACCCGGACCTGCTGGAGCGGCTGCAGCAGCTGGTGAGCGAGGCAGCCGCGGAGGAGGCGGGACGGGATGAAGGCTGAGCCGAAGTGGTACGTAGCCCAAGTGCTGACGGGCAGCGAAGCGGAAACGGCCCGCCGCCTGACGGAAGCGGGCATGGAGGCCATCGCGCCGGTTCAGGTGCTGCATGAACGGCGGCACGGTGTGTGGCGGCTGATGCGCCGCACGGTGTTCCCCGGCTACGTGTTCGTGCGTGTGGCGCTGATCCCCCGCACCTATTATCATATCCAGCGCCAGCCCCAGGTGGTGCGGCTGCTGGGCGGGGCCGCCCCGGAGGCGGTGCCGGAAGAGGAAATGGCAGTCGTGCTGCTGTTCGCGCGGTCGGGCCGGGACTTCGGCGTCTCCTGCGGGGAGCGGAGCAACGGCGAGACCGTGATCACCTCGGGGCCTCTGACGGCCCTGCAGGAGCGGATAGTAAAGGTGAACCCAAGGGGGCGCAGGGCAACGGTGGAGCTGACCGTCCTGGGCGAGGCCCGCCGGATCGAGGTGGGGCTCGTTGTGGGACGGGGCGCCCCCTGCGCCGGTACAGCCCCAGCGGAATAGGATCCCGGCAGCACCGGCGCGCGGTTGATTCGTCCCCGCGCCGGCCGCCGGGGGACATAGCCCCGGCACGCAGCACCGCCCGGAAGGTCGGTGGTGGCGAAGCATACTCAATGACAATACCCGGGCCAGCCCATTCGTGGGGACCACTCCACGGGCCCGGCACCTCCTTTCGTTGCCATGCCCCGGTGCGTGATCGTACCGGGGCATGGTGATGCAAGGAAGAAAGGCGGGAGAGCGCCCAGACGGGCCCCGAGGGGCCGGACGTGTCCTTCCCCGCCACTAGAGCGTTTAACGCGTCACAACGCGTTTGGAGCGGCCCACAGGCCCAAGAGAGGAGGCGCGGCCATGCGGGATCTGACGGAGCTGAAGGAACTGCTCAATCCGGAGGGCATCGTGGACGGCCGCATCCTGGCCGCCCAGACGACCTTCTACGAATACTGCAAACTGATGAACCCGAAGTTCTACCGGGATGACCGGCCCTACCAGCGGGACCTGTGCGACACCCTGCAGGGCATCTTCGAGGGGCGGCTGATCAATCCCAAGACTGGCGAGGCATACCGGAACCTGATGATCAACCTGCCGCCCCGGCACGGGAAGTCCTATACCCTGACACTGTTCGTGCAGTGGTGCATGGGGAGGCGGAACGAGACGCGGGTGATCTCTGTGTCGTACAACGATATCCTGGCCGGGCGGTTCGCCCGGAATGTGCGGGACGGGATCGACGCGGACAAGCTGGACAGCAAGGTGCCCATCTTTCACGATGTGTTTCCCAGCACACGGGTCAAGCAGGGGGACGCGGCGGCGCAGCTGTGGAGCCTGGAGGGGCAATTCTTCAACTACCTGGCCACAGGCTTCGGCGGCACCATCACCGGCATCGGCTGCTCCATGGGCATCATTGACGACCCCATCAAGAACGACCAGGAGGCCTTCAACGACCGGGTGCTGGATGAGCAGTGGAGCTGGTACACGGACACCTTCCTCAGTCGAATTGAGGAAGGCGGGATGCAGATCCTTGTCATGACCCGGTGGAGCACGAAGGACCTGTGCGGCCGCCTGCTGGAGAGCGAGGACGGAGACGACTGGTTTGTGTTCTGCCGCAAGGCATGCTTGGACGAGAGCCGGGGGACCATGCTCTGCCCTGCCCTTCTGTCTTTCAAAAGCTATCAGAAAAAGCGGCGGCTGACCAGCGCGGAGATCGCGGACGCCAACTACCAGCAGGAGCCGGTGGACATCAAGGGGAAGCTGTACACCAGCTTCCGCACCTATACGGACATTCCCCGGGACGAGGAGGGCAATCCGGCATTTGGCGAGATCATCAGCTACACGGACACGGCGGACACAGGCGCCGACGACCTGGTGTCCATTGTGGCCGGCGTATACGAGGGCGAGGGGTACATCCTGGATGTGCTGATGACGGACGCCCCCATGGAGCAGACCGAGCCGAAGACGGCGGAGCAGCTGGCGTCCAACCATGTGGCGACAGCCCGGATCGAGAGCAAC